TGAAGAAACGCGAAATCGGTTTTGACGTGGTTAAAGATGTATTGTGGGATGTCACTGATGAGGGCGGCAAGTTCTACAATATGCAGGAAGCGTTAGCCGGTTCAGTCAAGACCTCATGGAAGCTGGTGCGAGATAACTTGGACTTGATGTTTGGCGATATGGCGGAGGGCGCGATTGGTCGCGGTCTGAAATCGCTTGCGGAGATGCTTCAAGGCTTGACGCGAAATTGGCAGACGTTGGGAACGATTATCGCTACGGGAGCAACGGTACTTGGCGTTTACAAGCTGGGTATGCTTGGGCTGAATACCGTGGTGCGCAAGTCTACGGTCGCAGCTTATGATGAAGCGATGGCATTGCAACAGAAATCCGCAGCAAAGCTACGCGAAGAAGGCATTACACGCCAGCTAACCGCAGCAGAATTAGCACAGCTAAAGGCAAGCAACAAACTTACCAATGCCAATCTTGCAAGATTGCTTCAAGAAAAAGAACTGACTACGGCACAACTTGCAGGACTGAGGGTAAAAGGTTTGATAAACAAACAGCAGGTTTTATACCTCATGCACTGTGGTTTGATAACCAAAGAGCAAGCCAGGATGGTTCTAAGCGCAAACGCTTACACCCTTGCATTAAAGGGTATGCAGACAGCGTTTAAGAACTTCATCGCGTCTACCGCAAAAATGATATTTAACCCGTGGACTGCCTTATTCGCAGGCCTATCGGCCGTCATGTCATTATGGCAAAAACATTCGGAAGAAAACAGCAACGCTGACGACCTCGGTAGAGATATGCTTACCAAAGCAGAGGGCGCAGCTAAGAGCCTCAACGATGCACTAAAAGAAGTAGGAGATACTATTGAAGGCTTATCGTCAATCAAACTTGCGGAAGCGATTAAGAAGTTTGAAACCGCTATTAGGGATTATTCCCCGACGGCGGAGCATGATATACGCGAGGCGAAGATTGATATGCAAGGCAGAATCAGAGATGAGGAAGCATACGCCGAAGCATTGAAACACCGCGTAGAAATGCTTGAAAAGGCAGAGGAATTGGCAGAGGATAAGAAAGTTGGCGAGCTTGTCGCGGAATCAATCAAGATGACCGGCAGTTTGTTCGATGACAACATGACTACCGACTTCAACGATTTTGTCAAATCATATCAAGAAGTTAAGAACTCCGTTACCGGTACTCTGACAAGTGATTGGCGAGATGCAGCGCAAGAGATGGTAGACGTTGCAAGCAAATCTGACGCTGCATTTAAGAAGCAAGCGGAATCCATGCAAACGTTGGAAGAAAAATACTCAGCGTTGTTGGTATATTCACGCCGTTACAAGGCCGCTTGGGATGGAATTTACGATTATTGGAACAATGGCAACGGTTCAGACAACTTCAACGAACTTTATCGCGGTATTAAAACAGAAACGATAAACCCATTCTGGATTAATCAAGACAAGGCACTTGGGGAGCTTGACGAGTTTATGGAGAATATCCGCTCGAAGTTCATTGAGAACGGCATTGACGCGACTTCAGAAGTTGGTAAGATTATATTATCCAATGTCGCTAACCAAATATTCCAACCGCTCTCGAACTTGCCATCAGAACTGCAAGAACCGTTCAAAGAAAAGTTTAATGAGTTCTTCAATATAGACTTTGACGATTCGGCTATCTTCGGTGCGTTTACCGAAAGTGCCAAAAAGTCTATGGACAAGCTACTTGGCAAGGACTTGGCAGACAAGCTACGCAACGGCGTTGGGGTAGACCAACTGACCGATGCAGAGAAAGATTTGATTAAGAAACTCTACGAGAACGCAGCAGAGGAAGTTAAGAAGCAAATGCCCGACTTGGCTTATTGGATTCAGAAGTCACTCAACGACCAGCAATTCACGGCCAATGTAACGCTGTCACTTAGCAAGTACGCCGACCTCAACGATTGGCAGAAAGAGATTATAGAGAAGTTTGGAGGCAACCCAACGATTGACGCAACAATCAGAGGGGCGGCTGATATACCTTCGTTTGTCAAGGGGGTACGCGATGCGTATGCCGCAGCAGAGAAAGACCTAAAGCAAATGAAAGGCTTGAAAATGCCGCTTGGGTTTGAGTTTACGGGAATGAAGCCAATAAGCACCATCACCAAAGAATATATGGCTCTCAACGCCGAACAAAAGCAAGCCGTAAACGATTTCAATAAGTTGCTCGGCGTGATGGACACGGCAAAAGAGGTTGGCTCTGATTACGGCTTCGATCCGTCAGTGGACCCGACAAAGAAGCAGAAGCAAGGCAGCCAAAAGGATAAAGTTGCCGAAGCTATCAAACAGCGTTTGAAAGACGTTAAAGACGCTTGGAGCGAGTATCAGAAATGGCAGAAAACTCTGGGCGATGAGGGTGCGTTTGACAAGATTGCCAATTCGGGTTTGTTCTCAACGCTTGACAGCAACCAGATACCGCGTAGCGTAGAGCAATACAAGCAGTTAATTGCAGGGCTGAAAGCCGAACTTGAAAAGGCAGGCGTTAAAGGCCACTCGCAACGCGAGAGTTTGCTCAACGATATGTTGACGCAGTTACTCAACATAGACCAGAGCGAAGTATCAAGGCAGGTTAAATCGGCGTTAGACGCTATCAACAAGACAGCTTCGCAAGAGTTGGCAAATTGGAATTTGTTCGACAAGGTTTACAAGGCTACGGGCAACCGTCAGTTTGCGGAAAACTTCGCTTTTGGCTTCGGTGCGGATGCAGTGACTGACTACCGTACAATGATTAAAAATCAGTTCAACGAAGCAGTTGCAGATCTACGCAAGACCAACTCGGCAATTCCCGATGTTGCGTTTGACGAGATTACAAGCGAGAATTACAAGTCACTGCCCGAAGATGTACAGAATCTTTGGGCTAAAGCTACGCAGAGCCTCACGGACTATAATCAGAAGCAGAAAGAGGAAATTGCGGATATTCTCACGCAGTATCAAGATACGCAGGATAAGATTGACAGCATAAATGCGAAGCGTCAGAACGCGCTTGAAACCGTCAATCATAAGGATGAGAACGGCAACTATGTGCTTGACGAAAGCAAGCGCAATCACCTTACAACGCTGATTAATGCCGAAGCTGATTCGCAGATATTCCAGCAGAGCAATGACTATCTGAAATTCTTTAACAACGTCTACGCAATGACGTTGGATGAGGCTACGCGCATTGGCGACTTGATACAAGCCAACCTCAACAAGAAACTGCAAGCAGGCTTGATTACCATCTACGAGTATGAGCAGGAGATGGAGAAAGTACGCAAGCAGGTTGACGCGGTGCGCAATGTCAAGTCTAATGCGTTCAACTTCCTAACGGGTGGCGTAAAAGGTCGCAATTCGCAGAAGCTATCTAAGGCAGAGGGCGAGTTGGCAACCAATCAAGCCTATCAAGACAAGCTAAAAGAACTTGCCGCAGAGCAAGAGAAGCTAAACAGTTTGCAAGGTAAGGGGCAGGAGGCAGAACGCGCAGCACAAGAAGAAAAGATTGAGAATATCAAGAAAGAACTTGCAGGCTACACGCAGGTACGCGATGCGATTGTCAAGAACGAACAATCTTGGGGAAAGACCGCAGGCATAGCAAACATAGCCGCAAGCGCAGCGCAAGGGTTGTCCGATTCGTTCAACACAATCAAGGACTTCGCCGAAAGTCTGTTTGGCGCAGACACCGACAAGGGGGCTTGGCAGACAATACAAGCCGCTATCGACACAATGACGACAATTACAAGCGGTATTCAGAAAGTAATTCAGTCTGCAATGAACGGCGATGTCGGCGGTATTCTCTCAGGCGCAGTTGACACCGTGTTAACGCCGTTTACTATTTGGGGTAAGCTACACGACAAAAAGCTGCAAGACCAAATTGACGAGTTAAGCAAGAATAGCGAAGCGTTGGAATCGCTACGCTCGCTGATTGATTCGCGCATGACGTATTTCTTGGGTAACGGCAAGTATATGTCGCTCCCCGAAGTTGAGAACGACCGCAAGATGATGAATCAATTAATCTCAACGGCGTGGAAAGACAAGAACGCCAATCGCGATGATATAGCGCGTTATTCGGCGCGTGTATCTGCCTACGAAACGGGCGGTGCTTACGGCTACGAACGTCAGTTATTGCAGGAGAACCTTGACAATCTCGAAAAGCAGAAATCGCTTGCAGAGAATATGAAAAACAAGGATGAAGATGCAATAGCGCAGTATGACGAGGAAATTGAGGAAGCACGTTTGGCCGTTGAGCAGTTTGCCGAAGAAACCGCCAACACACTCTATGGCATTGACATTAAGGGGTGGGCGTCGGACTTGGGCGATGCGCTCTACGAGGCTTGGCAAAAGGGCGAGGATGGAGCGCAAGCGTTCAAAGACGCTGCAAGCGATATTCTCGGTGACGTGATGAACGAAGTCCTCAAACTCGGTATTCTTGAGCCGATGATGAAAGACGTTCAGACGTATCTGTTTGGCTCTGATGGTCAGAGTGGTGCGTTTGGCTCTGACTTTGAACTTGACAACTCCGAAGTTGAAACGCTTGCCGACATGGTAATGAAAGGCGCAGCAGGAGTTGACGCTTACGCCGAAGCACTCGACAATCTCGAAGAATATCTGCAAAAGAACTACGGCATGACGCTGAAAGATGATGATTCAAGCTCCAGCACAACGGAATCAATTCAAGGCGTTACCGAAGATACCGCAGGGCTTATTGCAAGCTACATGAACGCGATACGCGCTCACACGGCGTTGATTGAGCAATATGAGGGCGTTAACTCGGAGTATCTAAGCCAGATTGTTGCAGGCGTAAGCTCCCTGCCTCGCGTTTCTGAATTAGCGCAAGCACAGTTGGTTGTTCAACAGCAAATTGCCAACAATACGGCAATCAACGCCAACGCCGCTGTCGCTATTCAAGAGTTGCTAACCAAAGCAAGTAACGGTACTCTCCGTTTCTATGTTGCTTAAATAATATCACCTATGAATGAGTTAAACACTGAACTACGACAACTCGCCGTTAAGTTGGGATTGTGTAATCAATGGCAATCCCAATGGAGCGGCGAGAAAAGCCAACAAGAGCTGATTGATATGTATATCAAGGGCTTAGACTTTTGTTTGAAGCATGACTACCCTAACAAGAACTACATCAAGCAGGAGTTTGACCATGATTTACTTGTCGCCAATCATATCTATGTTGACGAAGATATTAACCTGCCTAACGGGATGAGCGGTATTTACGTTCTCAACGGGGAATGTACGGGCGAGTTACATTTCTCGAATTGGGAAGTTGCGACCATCTATGTTAGGCACAATACGCACGTAAAGATTACGGCTTCGCGATTTGCCAAAGTTTTCATACGCTTGTATGACGATGCAAGCGTGGAAACAGAGAACACTCGCGGAGGCTGTATCAAACAAATACAGCACTAACAAGGTTCTTTTGCTATTTAGGTTGATGTTTAGTTTTTTCGATTCCTCCGCTACGTTGTGAAACGTGGCGGTTTTCTTGTGCATATTCAGAATAATTTGTAAATTAGTAAGTGATTCAGTTTTATAGTTAAAGATTTGGAAAGAAGACTACCGCTCATGTTGAGATAACACGGCGGTTTTTTGTTAATTTAGCATATCGGTTTAACTATAAATATTTGTGCTAATTGCTTATTATACTTACATTTGCGAAGCAACTAAACCGAAATATCCATGACCGAAATTCAACGTAAAATCTTGGCTGTTATCGCCGATATTACAGAGCAACCAACGGAGCGAATATTATCCACTTCGCGACACCTGGAAGTTGTTGACGCAAGGCATATTTTAATCACTTTGCTACGCGAACATGGCGCGTATAATTCACAAATTGCGCGTATATGCAGGATGAGCTTACGTGCGGTTAATCACGCACTGAACAACTTTGATAATCGCCTAAAGCAATCTAAGCCTATGCGCAATAACTTGGCAAAGATTAGGCAGCAACTAAGCTATAACTAATTTACTATCAACTATATTGGCATTAACTTTGAGCTACGGTTAATATTGACCGTAACAGAATATTTCTAACATCTATGGATACTGAAACTAAGGTTGTGGAAGAAAAGCGTATTTGGGAAGAAGGCAAGGAGAAGTACGCGACCAACAGCAAGGGCAACAGTGCGCTGACGTTGGGTATTATCGGTACGGCTCTGGGCGCGTATGCTCTTTGGGGGCGTAACGGTGGTGGTTTGTTCGGTGGTGGTAATTCTCTGCCGGAGAATATCAACATCAACACTCTAACCGGCGCAAGTTCGGGCGTTGCACCTACGGCGTTTGAAACCTACGCAAAGGGCTGCGAAGAAACGTTGGCTCTGACCAACGAAATGTGGGGCATGAAACTCAATACCCAAAATGAGTTTTACGCCACTCGTAACACCGACATCGCGGAAAAGTTCTCGCTGTGGAAAGGTCAGATTGACGCTGATTTCTCTCTGTACAAGGGCTATCGCGATATGGGTGACGCTATCAATGCTCAGATGTACGCGGCCAACTTTGCACTGTACCAGAGCCAGCGTAACGGCTTTGACGCGCTCAGCGCGAAGATTGCTTGCTTGGAGAAAGACGTGGCTGTTAACGCTGCCATTCGCCCGTATCAAGACAAGCTAATTCAGTGCGAGATTGATAAGGCATACACCGCATCAGTTAACTACACTGACCGCAAAACTTGTCGTTGCGTGCAGGGAGAGTTGATACTTCCGAACACGGTAACCAGCGGATATGCGAGTTACACGCCCTGCTCCGCGAGTAGTACAACCGCCTAAAAGCAAGCGCAAGGCAAGGCGCAAAAAGCAATCTTGAATCTTGGGGAGCGAGTTTGGCCCTCGCTTCCCTTTATCCCTAAACCATCATGCAAAACGTTTATATCGGCAATACTGACCCTCTGTTAGCTTCGCAAGACTATGAAGCGAGGCTTAACCAACTCCGGCAAATGCAAGCGCATCTCGAATCGCAAAAACAGAATCTTTTGCGCCCTGCACAATCGGCTACGCCCATTTGGGATGAAATAGACAAGCTGACAAGCGAGTTGCCGGAATCTACGTTTAACGCCCTGCAAGCCAATGAGGATTTCCAGCACTCGCAAGCAAGTTTGTTGGCGATGATCCAACGCGAACAAATGAGGATGATTCGGCCGATCATAGAGCAAACAAAACAAGGCCGTGAATTGTTAGAAAGTCACCTGCAATTAGTGAAGCGACTGAAACGGCAAGTAGACAAGCAAGCCGACAAGGATATGGAGTTGTGGAGGGAATACACGCAATACCATCAAGACAAGACCTATCAAGAATTTCTGAAAACTAAACGCAAGAAGAAATAAACATTATGTACACTGACGTAACCAAATTCAAGTCTGATTTAACCTCTGCTCTGCAATCTTGGGGCGAGGCGAAGATTGACGAGTTGTTTGCAAGCAAGCCCGTTATTAAGCATTACGCAAAGAAAGGGCTAAGCAACTATCTCGCCAAAGGCAAGTTTGAGAACATGATTGATAACGCCCTGCTATTCATCACAGACAGTGAGGGGCGAATTGACAGCGCAACATTGTTTGACGATGCGCTGAATATCTTTAACGATATGGAGCCGGTCAGCTTGGGGAGCGTGAGCATAGGCAAAGGGGAAATTGCTCTGACCGTTCCCGACAATCCTCTATGGGGCATTGTGTTTGGCAACTTGGGTAAAGTACGCCTTACCAGCGAGGATATTGTGGAGCTGAAAGCCTTACTGCAATAAAAAACGCGCCATCTTCACAGACAGCGCGGAAATTAACTAAACCAAAATTCAGATGAAAAAGCTTTTGCAAAACAAAGATAGCGATAATTAGAGAGTTATGGAAGTATGGCTTGAAAAATTATTTGTGGTAATGGATTGGGTTAACGACCATAAAGCCAATCAGATAAAGTCAATATTATATTGGCATTTGTATTAGTGAGTTTAGAGTATAAAAAAGCGGATAGCAAGCGCGTGAGCGTTCGCTATCCGCCATTAGTTTAGTACGCACTAAACTTGAGAGTAACCTCGAAGTCTACGTTGGCTTTATCGTGCATCTGCTGTGCGATTAAGTCCTCGTGTACTTCAAAATCATGGAATAAGGAATTGATTGCGCTGTCGAATTTGTTCATTAACAGCCCGCGTAGGTGTGTAAGTGCGGACTGGTTGGCTACAATTTCGTGGACTTGTAGCGGGGTGAAGTTGGTTGTGTTGGTAATCTCAATGTTCATATATGATGGATAATATTACTCAAAATACTGTTTACAAGTGAAGCCCTTTCGGGGTTGAAAATCTTTGAAGTCGCAAGTTGTGTAAAGTTCTCGGCGCATCGCCCAACGCCCCATATCTTGTTGCCATTTTGGGATAACTTGATTAGGGTTGTTGAAGTCGCGATAAGGTTGAGCT